TTAAACGCTACCGATGAGGTACCGAATGTTCCCGCTATGGTTGTTTTGGTAGCGATAACGGGCGAACCCAATACGGCATTAACCGCGTTAAAAAATTTTGTCGCGATAACATCGCCCGTATCCCCAATGGCCACGGCAACCGAATAAGGTGCAAAATCAAGTGTCTCCCTCCCGGCAATATTCAGGTAATGGGTAATGTTTTTAGTAGCCGCCCCGCTGAATGCCCAATTGATCACCGTTGCGGATGAACCGCCTGCGGCAAGCTGCGCCATCACCCAAACGGGGATACTTCCAATTTTAGGGAATAGTTGCCTGGCAATCGCATGGATCGGACTGCCATAACCGTAGGTTTGCCCCGCCTGTGCCGCACTGGTAATCTGAACTGGCGTGGTCACGATAGTGCCCTGGTTGGCTGTATTGGCCTCCGCCAGTATCACAATTTGCTGCGGCAAATAGGGTTCGGTGGTGCTAAAGTTGCCCTTGTTCAACTGGTACCCGCTGGTGCGGCTTACGTCATTTCCCGGTATAGCTGTAGATATTGCCATTTTTTTAACTATTTATAAATTGATATTTATAACCTTTGTCTGTTAGTGCCAGCGTAATCCCGCTGTTATTCTGTGCCAATGCCACCCCGGGCCATCCTTGCGCCTCTTCCTGGATCCTGACACTGATTTGCATCTGTGCAAAACTGGTGAAGGCGCTATCTTCCTTTTTGGTTTCCCCTATGATGAATGATTCAACATAAGTTCCCCCGATAAGTCCGGCAGGTAATCCAAGCATCCTGTAATAAGCTGATCGGAATATATAACCGATCATGCCTAAAAACTTGTCCCGCCTGAAGGCGCTGTCACCGCTATTAACACCCGATGTATAAATGTCAACCAGGTAGATCGTTTTTCCCTGTGCATCGATCTGCGTCATTTGGCTGTAACCACTTGATGCCAATTGCACATTGATGGTAACGATGTCTCTTGAATCAGACGGGATTAAACTCTCGCTCAGTACATTTATGGGTTCAGGAAACGCGCTTCCCTGGATAGCCTTTTGGCTCGTTAATTCTGTTATCAGAATCGCCCCTATTGCATCCCTGCAAATTTCAAACCCTTGTTTCGGGATCGCCCCGGTGATCAATGCCATTATGCCGATTTTCCTAATATCACTACAAATAAACCAAATGTCGCATTATAATGATCTTCCACTATCGTAAAAGTTCCCTGCAATCCACCATCGTCTGTTACGATAACTTTATGCTTTCTCAGGTCCGGTTCTCCTTGCAAATTCCCGTAAGGATAATTAGCGGCGATCAATTGGCTAATAGGAATGTCGAAACTATTTGATTTTGAATTTACCGGCTTTTGCTGCCGCATATCCTCAAATACCATCCAGGTTCCCGTCCCCAATCCCGTTACGGCAAGCGATGTGGCATTGTCCGGGGTGGTAAGCGTCGCCGTTATGGCAAATCCCCCGGTGGTGGCAATCGCTGCCGCCAATCCCCGCACATGCTGTAACAAAGGTCCTGTCATTATTTATTCTTTGCAGCCGCTAACAATTCGGCGGCCGAAAGTGTAACGCCTTCACCGCCTGGGTTATTTCCGGCATCAATTTCAGCCTGCTTGTCATCGAGTGCCTTTTTAACAGCGGCATCAATTTCAGCCTGCTTGTCAATGGCGCTTTGCACCAGCGCTGCCTCAACAGCAGCATTGATCGCCGCAGTATTATCACCAGGTATACCAGATGCTTTAGCCGCAGGTTGAGCTTTGCCTCCTTTAACCTCAACTACATAACCTTCTTTAACGCGCATCGACGCGTCATCCAGTTCTATTTCTTCCAGGATGGTATCATAAGGCGCTAACTCCCCGTTAGCCTTTAAAATACCACCGCATATTACTTTATACTGCATAGCTTTAAGTTTATTGGGTTTGAATTGTGTATAACCGGTCAACTGATTTCACCAATGGTAAAGGAGCCGATTCAATATGAAATTCCCATGATTTCTTAACCGGGTCTATCATATCGTAAATCATAAACTGACCCTCCATAGGGGCGATATATTGCCCGGTAAAGCTGTTCCCCATCACTGTAGGCAATCCCGCATAGGTGGTGTTAGCCACGAAATCCTGCGGGATCAATACTACGTTATTCGGTAACATGTAATCTGTTTTAGTGCCATTGTCTGCTTCGTAGAAGTCAACGTAAGTCCAGATGTTGAAATTGAAATATCCCGACGAAACCCTGCCGTGGAATGCCATCCCTGTAGCTTCATTTAATTGAGGTCTTCCAATATCAGCTAACCTGAAGTTGCTGTAAATCTGGCGCTCAGTCAATACCGCCTGCGACAATACAAAATTTGAAAACGCTGTCGCACCCATGATCACATCAATCTCACTGCCTACAGTCAAGCCTTGTTTTTTCATGAAGTCGCCACCGGTGGCCAAATCGGCCAATGGTGTCGCTGTCGGTGTCGCACCTGTTAAGTTAGCCGGGATCCAAGTCCTGGTCGAACTAATTGCGCTTAATACCGGCATTGATGCTGCCTGCCGTTTAAAATCAACACTATCACCATTTATTAATGCAACGGTCCCGGTTTGAAAAATGGATGCGCGATATTGTTCTGTAGCCCGTTTGATCTTGTTTTTGCATTCTTCCAGGTATTCAACCGTCGCATCGATCAACCCATTTGACTGAGGACCTTGCGGAGCCACACCCATGCCGAAAGTTACTTTGTAAATATCAGTGGCAGTGAAGTTAAATGCTTCGCTAAAGAACGGGTTTTTGAATATCTTCTGGGTATAGTTGTTGAAGGTATTCATATTCGATTGCGCCCCGCGTAAAACGTCTTTCGCTACAAGTAAACGTGCGCGCCTCGCTTTATACGAAACCTCAAATCCCGGATACGTCAACGCCGGAAAAAATATCTCCAGTCCCGAAGTAGGTTCTTTCTGATCTGTGAACGAATCGATAACCGATTGGGTTACGCCGAATGCTGCTTGGTTTAAGTCCATCGTCTTAATTGTCTATTTTAGTGTTATCGATTCCGGTACGGTCCATAGTGAACCCGATCCCGTTTAATATATCCTGGAAAGCCTTGTTGCCTACTGTCTGGTCAAAGGTGGTATTTGGTGGCATGATGATGTAGTTAGCATCAATATTGCCATGTATTACCACACTGAGGGGCGATGTCGCCGCGTTAGCCAACGTTACCGTTCCTTCACTGATCGTAAAACCGATCACGTTCGCCAGGTTACCTGTAGTATCACTGGTTGGTACGGTTCCTGCTGTACCAGTTGCGGTGGTCAGGGTAATATTCGGGGTTGAAGATGCAAACCATTGTCCCTCCGCATTGGTTGCACCACCGATATAAGTTTTATAACTTAATGCACCTAGCACAGCGGTACCGGCAACACCAATACTTGATGTGGTACCGGTTGTGGTCACCGTGGCTTCCGCCGATCCGGTGGTTTCACCATATACCGTTACCGCGGTTTGCTTTATAAACCAGGGTTGAGCTGCCAATGTTCCGCCGGTCGCGTTATTGGTAAGCACCGGTAATGCTGGAGCCCCAACCGGGCCTAATACCGGTATAACCTGGTTGGCGGTCGTGGTATCGCGTGCAACAGGTATGGCACCTACAAGGTTTAGTGGCAAGCCGGTATTATTTTTAAAAGTAGCCGGAATAAACCTGTTATCAAACAGGCAAAAGTGGCTTAACAGGTAATCAATCGTTAACTGGTTACGTGTATTGTTGCGGGTTGTTACTTGTATTCCCATGGCTTAATTTGCTTTTAAAGTTGCGTTAAATTTTTCCAGGGTGATGCCTTTAGCAACCAGTTTCGGGAATGCGGCTGCAAATTCCGCGTCGTCTTTCAGTTGCTTCGCTGTTTTTTCCACAGTCGCTTCGGTGGCTGCTTCGGCAGGAATAATGTTACCGGCACTGTCGCGTTTGATCGCATTAAGCACATTTCCCTGGGTTGCCTTTACTAAAAACTGCGCCTGTTCTTTGCCACTCACGGCTTTGCCGCTGTCAATGCCTTTGGCTACTGCCTCGGGGTCGATGTCATGATATACCATCCAGGTATCCACACGATCTTTTTCTGCCGATACACCAGCAGCCAATATTTCGGCATGAACCGTTGGGTGCTGTGCTAATAATTCTGCTGCTGTCATAGCTTTATTTTTATTTATGATAACTTTTTGTGCTGTTGATAACTCTATTAATTTGGCAATGGCCTGCTGCTCTGTCCCGATAGCATCGATCATCGTTCCCACTACCTGCGAAGCCGGGAACATATCCCCCAACATTTGCTCCGGTTTGATATTTGGCCGGGCTGCCTTTGTTGATGCCTGGAAGTCGAGATGTAATTTATTAACCTCGGCCTGCATCAAGCTGGTATCATTATTATTAATGGCGCTCTCGATAGCTGCGTTTTTGTTCGGGCTTGTAACGGATATAACGGTAAAATTAACCTCACCGTTACCATCTTTTTGCCCATTTGGCACCCCGCTTACGCTCCACATTACCCCGTGGCATCCTACTTCGCAATCCTCGCTTTCGGTCATTACATAATCACCCTCGCTTAAAATCCCCCATCCGCCTGATGCCGCTATGCTTTGGCGTGGCACAAAAGTTACTTTCGGTTTGGTAAGCGATTGCATGGTTTTCTGCATGTACTTCATGCCAACCGCGCTGCCGCCCGGGCTGTCGATCCTTACCAAATGCCCCAAAACGTCAGGGTCATTATCAGCATTGATCATTTCCTGCGAAAGTTCTTCCATCCCGGCGCTGCTCGGACCACCGGATTTAGTGATCACCCCGTTGATGTTGGTAACGGCGATCTTATTTTTAGATCCGGCGGAATTGCCCTTTGGCGCCGAAACTCCAATTGCAGTTCCGACAGATATATTACGATATGAAAAGGCATTCGCCCTGTTTTTCGGGTCATAAATAACGCCCGGCATCCTTGCATCCCTGAGAATATTTTTGAGCGAATCGGATGATCCCGATTCCACCACCCATAATCCCCGGTAAATTTCAAGTGCCAACGCTGTATTCATGTGGATAAAAGTATAACGAAAAAAACAGATTTCTCAAAAAATAAAATTGCAATATTTGCATATTTAAATAAATTGCAATATATTTAGCGTCATGAACGAAAACCAAGCATTTGAAATTAGACCCGATACTCAAATTGCATCGGACATTAAAAAAACAGTCTCCATATTGAATAACTTAATTGCCGAGGGTAAGCGGGATAAAGGATTGTGTACCACCATTTACGTCGTTGAAGAAAAGGGATGCACTAAAGAACTGATTTTTAATATTATTAAAGTTTACTGATATGAATGACGATCAAATCATTGAACACCTGCAAACCGAAGTTAAGCCCTGGGTTAATAAGGTGCCTCAGCCAACGTTTAGTAATAATATTATCCGTTACAAAGCCGGCCTGTTAAAACCAAATACCCTTAAACTTTTTCTCGAAAAATTAGGCTATGTTAAAACTCAGGAAGGGTGGGTGAAAGGATGAATGATAAAGAATTTACCAAATCAGTGTTACCTTATTCATCAATCGAAATTCAGGTTCTTGAAGGAACCGGCTTGCATTATTTAACTGCAATGGCTATTGCCAATGGAAATACTGGGCTACTTGTAAAAGAACTTATTTTTCAATTAGTTAAAATCGATGGAAAATTAATCACACCGCTTCAATTAAATGAACTTCACATGCGAGATACCATCAGGATTGTTGATATTATCGGCACCATGATGAGCGAACTTTAAAACTTATAAACTCTGACATGACACTCTCATTCTCACAAACCATCAACGGCAAACCGAATTATTTTATTGAAAAAATTTGGAATGGCTTACTTTACGGAAACCATGGCGAATATCATTATTCATATAATGTTTTTTTAGAAGAATACCGGGAAAAGTTTAAAAATGATTGGGATGGTCATCCTGATAATAATTTACCTCCAAAACTTCACACCATCCGGCTTGATCCACACAACCGCTGGAAACCAGGTAACCTCATTCACCCAGTAATAAAACCAGAAGGTAGATTTTCAGCAGGGTTTCAGTTTTCCCCGGTAATAAAATGCGTGAGCGTGCAAACAATTGAAATACTTTATTTTGAACCACATAAAAACAGGGGATTTGTTTATGTTGATGGTCTTTTAATATCAGGAAAGTATTTGCAGCAATTAGCCATTAACGACGGCTTTGATTCAATAGAAGATTTCTTCGCCTATTTCAACAAAGATTTCACCGGCAAAATTATCCACTGGACAGATTTAAAATATTAAAAATATGAACGAAATTGAATTAGTAAAACCAATTTATCCGACTCCTGAAAAAGAAATATCTGATTTGGATATCATTCAAAACTTGTATGATTTTCTACAGAAAGATATTAAATTAAGTCCTAAAAAGTCATTTAAAATAATTTATCATTTACAGGAAGAATTACCAATATTTCCAGATCATATTCAACAGTGCTGGAACTGTAAACAATTATTCGATACATGGTCAAGTGGCTTATATTGGGAAAGTAAAAGTCGCCATTATTGCGGTTCTTGTGATTATTTGGTGCCGCTAAATTATGATAGAGGAAAAAAATAATGACGTGTATCAAAACTTTAAATTTTCGTCGCCCTATTCGCCGGAGGCGTTGGCGGCAACGGCACAATCTCCGGCAACCCCGCAGCTGCTATCAATTCCATTTCATCAGCAATCTTATCCAGATTAGCATCAAACTCCCCATTACCCAATTGTTCCGTAGCTGCCTCATGTGTGATCAATGGTGTCTGGTCATTTATGCCCAGCATCACCCGGATGGCATTAGCCTCTTTCAGCGGATCAATATGCGGCATATTCACCCCGGTAAACTTGGCGCGGCTGTATGCCTCCACCACATCCATGTTCCCTTTCGCTCTCGCATCCAGGTAACCAGCCGCCGGAACTTTGTTTTTTAAAATATGCACATAAAGGAAAATATCCTTTATCGGGTCGTAAAAATCTCGCGATTCTTCCTTCCGGGCAATATCCACAATATACCCCCACATATTGATCGCGGCACGGCTGGCGCTGTAATTACTATTGTATTTCTGTGTAACCACCTCGGGCGGGGCATCCATACTGGCGCAAATCTGTTCCAGTACCGGTTTGTAAAATTGTTCAAATTGCCCCTCATTGGTGCTGCTCACCGCTTCAAGCTTGCTATCAATGGGCATATTATACGCCATTTTGTTTTCAGTCGCCTGGATATTTTTACTAACCAGTTCAGCCTGGTCCCATGGTAAAAGGGTATCATTGGCGCTATTCCGGCGCTTAATCGGTGAAACCAACGGGTTTTCACCATCACTATTTTTGCCATGTACAATCTGCAGATATATCTTGGCACGTTCCTCGGCTGCAGACAGCGAAGCCTCTACCCATCGGTCCAGCTTATTAATCTTTTCAATCACCACCAATAGCCCCGAAACGCCCCGGTGATGATCGATCCGGTGTTTACCATTATAACCCATCCACGCCAGGCGCAAGCCGGTTTCTTTTCCAACAGCCTCAATCCTGTCCCACTGGCCGATCTGAGGGATATTGTCAATTTGCTTCTGCACATAAAAAGCCTTATGGGTACCTTTTGCATCCATTTCAATCCCATGGATGATGATATTGCCGCGCCCTTTGGCATCCCGCATCATGATATTATCCGAAAATGGTGTCTGCACGTGCTGCCCATCAATCACCTGCACGGTCAGGTTAAGGTTGTCATCCAGGCGGCAAACGGTAAGGCTATCGCCCCCAATAAATTTTGTTAACTTGTTATTGAAAGCATTGGTATGCAGGTTGCCCATGCCGCTATAATCACTCCGTTTACTTTCGGCCCACAGGGCAAAATAAGCCTCGAAATTCTTTACAAAACCCTTAAAATCTTCGGTGATCTTTTCATATTTCAGGATGGTAGTATCGGGGATCGACTGCATCTTCAATCCACTTCCGATCACCCATTTAAAAACCTTGCCGGCTACCATCCTCACTATATCGCTTTTCCCGTATGCCTCGTATGCCCGGGCACGTATCGCCCGGTAATCCATCAGGAGGTTTCTTGGCGAACCCAATTCCCCCTTATTCTTTTCCCCGTTAAAAACAGAGGGGAACACCGGCACATACCCGGTATTGGTAAAGATCCCGTTATCATAACCACTTGAAAACGCCATCGGTACCGATCTGTAATGCCCACCTTCCGGTTCATCTTCCAATGCAATATGCTTGATCACGGTTGGCATATTACTGGCCGCTTCCTCAACCGCAACCTGCTCAACTGCCAACTGCCCGCTATCAATTGCCGACTTTTTCTTACCACCCAACCATTCGTTAATTGTCATGATACTAAATAAATGTGCGTTTATCCTGTGCCACCGAGCAGCGGCCGTTATAGTCATTGATGTATTTATTCTTTTCAATCCTCAGTAGTTGCAAAGCCGTTTTCATCTCATTAACACTCCTGAAGGCCGTTTTTACCTTTGCCTGCCCATCATCCATTTCGTAGCTTTGCGTAGCAGCTGCGACCCCGCTGAAACTGTC